GGACCAGATAGCGCATGGTGTTGTGTATGCTCACTTGACAATCGCCACATATTGTGTATAGTCTTTTACGAATTAGAGGGGGAGGGAAGAATATATGGTTACTGAGAGAATAGAAGAACCTGCGGTACCGACAGAGGACACCGTGGACACAGGCGTGTCTGAGGTTGAAGCACCTGTGCAGGCAGAGATTCCCGCTGACGAGGCCACAGTTCCAGAGGAGCAGCCGGCCCCGGCAGAGGAGCAGGCAGCACCGGTTGCAGAAACGCCTGCCGGGACACCGCCCACAGAGACTTTACCTTTTTCCGTCAATCAGAATGCGTTTTCCCCACAGCCTGCACAGATGACCCCGGAGCAGATAGCCAAGGCGCAGCAGGATGCCATACAGTATGAGCAGGTACAGGCAAAGGCTGCGTTGCAGAACCAGTCTGACATGTACAAGAGGCAGCTTGAGGCACAGGGATTCCTGCCGGAACACGCAGACCAGGCAGCCAATGCGTACATGCAGAGCCAGCAACAGCAGCAGACGCTGATGAAGCAGGCAGAGGCATACGGGCAGCACATACAGGGGAAACAGGTGGCGGCGGAGCATTTTGTCAAGAAATATAATTTGGGGATAGATGACCTTACCGCATTGAGGGCGCATGAAGATCCTGCGTCTATGGAAAATGCGGCTAAGACGTTGTCCCAGAACAGACAGCGGGACGCAGAGCTTGCGGCTTTGAAGCAGGCGCGTGTGCCCCCACAGAATTTGGATAACAGCCAGGGTAGTCCTGAAGTGGCTGCTGACGAGGGTGGCTGGCTGGACAGATACAATGCTGGAGACAGGTCATCCAATGCGGTGACCGCGGCCAGAAAAGCGGCAGGACTACAGTAATTTAGTTAGGAGGAAATACAATGGCGCAGACAGCGACAACGGGTAATTTGGAAAATGCCCAGAAGATAATTTTAGCGGCGAGTCGGTTTACCGAGGAGCACAATGCTCCGGCTCTTGCTTTGGTAGAGCAGTTCAGCCTTCCGAAAGGATCGAAGCAGGTCACCGTTCCCAAGGTGGGACAGATGTCCATGAGCGATCTTACCGACGGGCAGGACATAATTGACGAGGAAGATATCGGCATGACCACTGTTGACCTCACGGCAAGTGAGGTTGGCGCAAAGGTCATTCTTACCGACAAGCTGGTACGGCAGGCGGCTGATAATGTATTCAGCATGATAGGGCGCCAGCTTGGTGACGGCATGGCCAGGAAGAAGGACACGGATGTTATTGCTCTGTGGCCTAACCTCAATGGTGGCACGGTATTTGGTGCGGATGGCGCAGCAATGAATACGGCGAATACGCATGGATGCATTTCTCGTGCCAAGGCAAACAAGTTTGGGAACCAACTGTATCTCATTCACCACCCTAACGCAGTCGCAACACTTTCAAAGCAAGCTGCTACAACTGCTGATACAGCAGCAGCGGCAGGGCTCTCCAGCGGATGGAGTGTAGACTTACTACAGAATTTCTATAGTGGGTTAAGGCCAATCAATAATGTTCCTATATTTGAAGACGGGAACATTGATAAGGTAAGCGGCGTTGACTCAGGATATGGCGTTATTGCTGATAAGACAGCAATGGCTGCTCTTACCAGCGTTGATACTCGAACTGAGAAACAGAGGGATGCTTCTCTACGAGCCACCGAACTTGTCATGACTGCTGACTACGGAGTTTTTGAGTTAGATGACAGCCGTGGCGCAGCGATACAGTTTGAGATTGGCGACCTTGCAACTTCATAAGTGGGGAGTAATTAATGGTAGGGATAACTGAGCGCAATCAACAGAAGCTGGAACTTGCCAATGCAGGATTCTCGCTAAAGTACATAGATGAGTGGCAGCCTAAGACTACACTTTACCGCCACAAGCCTAGTTACTATGCAACAGGCGAAGTGTCAGAAGGTGTTGGCACTATGGTAAAGGGGGTTCCAGGTAGCCCAGACTATGTGTTGCGTAAGTCCAAAATAGGACTGTTCCCGTGGGTTCCCGATGATGGTTGTGAGTGCCAGTGGTGCGTAGAGCGTATGGCAGGGAATGCAAAGGCAGAACCCGTGGGGGAAACTCCCGGTGCCGAGAGCAATCCTGCCGTGGAGATTAAGTGCGCGGCATGTGACTATAAAGCTAGTGGCGGTTCCAAAGTGAGTGCAATGTCAAGATTAAAGGTTCACGCAGAGACGCACTAGCATTTAGTATCCGGGGTGGCTGTAACGATAGGCCGAGGCCACTTCGGATAGTATAATATCGGCTTATCGCAGGACATCGAGCCTGCTCAAATAAAAGACCTTTAAGGAGGTTTAAAATGGCGTTTCCACTAACGGTGAATTTATCTTATGGAATGGAAAAACAGGAAACTTCTGATCAGAGGCATGTGCTTGGAACTAGAGCAACTACTCCTGACGGTAGAGTTTTCTACTATGCTGAAGAAAATGGTACTGGTATTGCTCGTGGCGGTAACGTAGTAAATGGAATAGCTGCTGTTGGAGCAGATGATATGGACTTGGTAGCGGCTGCGGCATCCGCAGGGGCAACCTCATTTACTACCACTACTTCTCTTACTGTAACTAAAGACCAATACAAAGACGCATATGTGTATATGAATGACGGTCCTGCCGAGGGTGAGATATACAGGATTAAGTCCAACACCGCTGTGTCTAGTGCAGCAGGACTCTCGATTACTATTGACGAGCCAGATGGACTTGTAACAGCATTAACTACGGCCACTAGGTTTGGAATAATGTATAGCCCTTACAAGGACATACATATTGTTGACGGCAACGGTACTCCAACTACAGGAGTTGTTGGTGTAACCACTGCTCCTGTAACAGCAGATTACTTTTGCTGGATACAGACCTCTGGACCTGCCGCTGTCCTTATGGGCGCACAGGTTGCTATAGTTGGTGATGGTATAGCTATCTCACAGCAAGACGAGGATGGCACAGTAGAGCGAACTGACTACTCGGATGAATCAGACCTAGTTAATCTTGGTCATGCTATGGGTATACCAGCCGTAGCTACTGACTATCAATGGGTAATGCTGAACATTAGGGCTTAAATGGCTACTGAACTTTGGACTCCACAGGGTGTTACGGGTCATACCGTATCTCCCGTGGGGTTCAATGCAGAGACCGGGGGAGGTATCCAGCAGCACGTGTTCCAGGTGCATGATCCCGTCACGGGCAAAAGGCACAAGTTCTGCGTGCTGGCAGATAACAGTACCTCCCAGGCGCATTTAGAGGACATGGTGGCCAGTGCCGTGGACAGGTGGCTGGCAGAGGTCAGGCAGAAGGACCACAGGCCTGCCCCCACACCGGAGCAGAGGAAAGAGATAGGGAAGATACTTAATGAGATCAGGATAAGCAGGCTGAAGAAAAGCCAGAACTCCAAGGTTCATTACCTTGGCTTGAAGGGAGCAAGTAATGGCAGGCACAGAGGTACAAATAACGGAAAAGGACATCTCTGAAACTTTGAGGGCAAAGGTCAACGAGGGTATAAACCTCCAGTTGCAGGTATCTGCGCTGGCAAGGGCAGTGAGTGAAAGGGATGCGAGGATTGCCGAACTTGAAAACGAGCTAGGCGAGGAGGCGGATCATGCCGAAAGTGGGAAGGAAGAAGTTTCCGTACACAAAGAAGGGTAAGACTGCTGCCCGGTCACATGCCAGGAAAACTGGCAAAAAGGTGAAGAGGGCAAAATATTAGAATGAGCGGGGTGCGAGTATGGCTGTTATACAAGGTAGGACACGCGCCCAATTGCGTCAAAGTGTTGGGTATAATCTAAACGCTGTATATGTGTCCTCGGCATCAGGCAACGGGTCCACCACGACAATAGTGGACAACACGCTGGTTGGCGCAGATGACAATTTTAACGGCAGGTGGGTGGTCTTCAACGATGCTGACGGCACGTCAGGGCAGGTCACCCGTGTTTCAGACTACACATCCAGTACCACCACCCTCACAGTTTCCCCTGCGGTAGCGTCAAGCTCTGCCACAAGTGACACCTACGAGATGTGGGACGATGAGTTCAACCCTGCTGCCATAGACAATTTTCTGAACGATGCAATACTGGAAGTGACCGGACAGGCGTGGGACCCGACAGAAAACCTGTCATTCCACACGGACGGGCACCAGTTGAGATATGACATCCCCTCCGGGATCTCGATGATACAGGACATATCCTTCCGCCAGAGCGTAGATTTCACAAGGCTCCATGCGTGTGCCGAGGCGTTTGACGAGACAGTTGACTCAGATATAACTGTGTCGCTGGACACCAAGGACAAGAGGCAGGGCACCCAAAGCTGTAAATTTGTCATAGCTGCCGGTGCTTCGGCAGGAGACATAGCCACAGACTCGATTGCCAGCAAGGACATCTCGGGATATGACTATATAGAACTCTGGGTGAAGTCTACCGTGGCAACGTCATCCGGCAACCTGAAGATATTGCTCGATGACACTGCCAGTTGCGCGACGCCACTTGAGACCCTGAGCTTACCGGCGCTGTCTGCCGACACATGGACGTTTTGCCGCGTGGCGCTGGCTAACCCCGAGAGCAACACGGCAATAATATCGGTGGGGCTTGAGTATGACGCAGACCTTGGCGCATGTACTGTGTGGCTGGACGATATCAGCGTGGTGAAGAACGACACAGCGAACTGGGTCAAAATCCCCAGGAACCTGTGGCGCATCGACAAGGAAGCCAAGGACGTGGTGTTTGATGATTATGTGAAAGGCGTGGCCAGGTACAACCTCCTCAAGATAGTCGGAGGGGACAAGCCCGCACTTATAACCAGCGATTCCTCCACTTCGGAGGTGAGCGAGAGATATCTTATAAACGCTGCCACCGCAAGGGCCTATGCTGCCAACTCCGGTGGCTCAGGGACAGACCCTGACCAGAGGCGTTCGCAGGCAGGATTCTGGTTTGGCATGGCAAACGCGGCAAAGAAGGCGTTGCCAATGCTGACCAATGTGCGGCTGGTGGAATAATGGCTGCGCGGGTGGAAAGCCCCAATGAGATCAGCCTTAACGGTGTGTATTACCCGTTGACAAGACCCGTCCAGAGTGTGCTTGCAAGCATTTACCCTTCCAAGGTTGTGATAGGCGACACCTCAAAGGACTCCCAGTTGCGAACGTCCATAATTGCATGGTCTGACTGGCGTGGCGGGATTGGGATAGACCGCATGGAATCCGGTGGCGATGTGAACCGGGCATGGTGGAGTACCTGCCAGTTGAGGTATAAGAACCACCTCGTTCTGGGCAACCTCTCCAATAAGACGGACACCATAGGCCACGGGCTTGCCACTGCTGGCGCAGGCACCGGCATAGCGACCATTAATGAGCATGGCGACAAGATATATGCTGTATGGAATGATGTAGCAGGCAATAACTCAAAGATATATGTGTACAACGAGGATGGCGTTGGTAGTGATGGTGTCGTTGGTTACTGGTGGGATGGCAGGAGCGAGGACGCAGTAATAGGCGCACATGCCAGTGATACAGGACTTGAGGGAATAGAGATACAGGTTACAGATTCCCTGAACTATACAGACAGTTCCAATGTTACATGGTTGATACTGGCTCATTACGACTCTACTGGAAGCACATGGTCTTTTGCCAGGTACCCCAGCTATGACGGAACTAACAATGGTGTATGGGACAAGCCTGATACAGCTAAAGCCACTAAGTATTTGGCAAGTTGGGACAACAGGCTGTGGGGGATATCTCACGGTGGGCAGCTATGGTATGCGTTTACTATATCTGATGATGATGGTACTGCTGTAGACGATGCCTTACTGCCCCTTCCGGCTGGTTATGTCACAGGGTTGTTCGTAGCCCGTGACGCACGCGGTGAGCCGATACTTTATGCAGCCACCAAGAAGGGGCTGTGGGCGCACGACGCAGCGAATGCACAGTTCGTTAAGACAGAGGTAGAGTTTCCATTCCATCCACACGGAGGCAAAGGCTCTGAGAGGTGGAGGGACTCCATATACTTTCCAAGCGGGCTTGGGCTATACAGGTATGTCAATGGTACCAATGCGGCCGTGCTGACCGTTGTGGGGCCAGACAGGGATGATGGCCTGCCCGAAGATAACCGTGGGACAATTATGATGGCTGAGGGTACACACAACGAACTGCTCGTGGGGGTGGATGCGACCACCGCTCCGAGCATAACAAGTTCTGACAGTGTGCCATACCAGTGGCGTGGCGCAGGCATGTCGGGGCACGGCTCACAGGTGATCGACTCGGGCACCGGGTACAGCAGCATCCTTGGATACAATGAACTTGGATGGGAAGCGAAGTGGGTAGCAGACACAGCAGGGCGCAAAATAGACGCTATGCACGTATCCAACGCCTATTCGGACGTCAATGAGAACTACAGGCTGTGGTTCGGGTTTGATGACTATGTCTACTACATGAAGCTTCCCGTGGATATCATCAATCCGTCCAAGGTGACGGAGTTTGAGTATCAATCAGCCGGCACACATGAGACACCGTGGTTCAACGCGGGGCAGAGCGAGGTGGACAAACTTGCCCTGAAACTCAAGGTGGAAGTGCAGGACTTATCTACAACAGAAACTGTAGAGGTCACATATGCTACGGATTATTCAGAAACTTACTCGAATTTCACCAATGCCGACGGCGACGATGTCAGCACTATCACCAGCGCAACCCTCGGGGCGGCAGCGGGTATAACCACATTTACGTTTGGCAGCAATGCAGGTACTGCGTTCAGGGCTGTCAAGTTCAAGCTGGCGCTGGTAAGGCAGGCAGGCACCACGGCAACGATCAAGAAGAAGACACCCGATGTGGTCAGCCTGACGCTTGAGTGGAGGAAGAAACTGGAAGCCAGATGGGGGCACCAGGTGCAGGTGGACATAAACAAGGACTACAAGAGCAAGAGCGCAAAGGATCTGCGTGCAGCTCTGCTGAGTGCGATAGAGTCCGAGACCCTGGTGGAGTTCACGTTCAGGGACGACTCTGGCGGGACAAGGAATTTCTATGTGGATGTGGCTTCAGCCACAGGGCTGGAGTACTCCGGTTATGATGAAAGGGGAGTCACCACTATAAACCTGGTGGAACCATGATACTTGATGCAGGTACGACTACAGTTTCCACGTCCGGCACCGAGCAGCAGTTATCAAACACTGCCAACAGGGTGCTGTGGCTCAAGGCAAAGGCTTTGGCTGCGAACAGCGGCATAGCCTACCTCGGGGTGTCAGACGTGTCCACAACCAACGGGTACGAATTGAGCGCCGGCAACGAGATAGAGATAAACTTCAGGGAGATTGGCGGGTCTGTGGCGTTCTCAAGCATATATGTTGATGTCGCAAGCAACGGCGACAAGGTCTCGTGGGCGGTCATACTGGAGGGCTAGATGACCACGCAGCAGGCGAAAGTGCCTGACAC